CGACGCAAAACAGTTCAATAAAGGATGAGATATGGCAACTGCCAACGACCAGATTAATGGGGCGTTACGTTTATTAGGCATATTAGCTGAAGGCGAAACACCCTCTGCTGCAACATCTCAAGATGCTTTAACTGCGTTAAATCAGATGATTGATTCGTGGAATACCGAACGATTAATGATTTACAACACGATTGACCAAGTATTTTCATGGGCGCCAGGTGTTATTACTCAACGACTTGGGCCTACTGGTACGCTTGTTGGGGTTCGCCCTGTAGCAATTGACGATTCAACTTACTTTCGAGATCCTGCTAGTAATATTTCGTATGGCATTAAAATTATTAACCAACAACAATACGATGGTATTGCAGTTAAAACAGTAACTTCTACTTATCCACAAGTAATGTGGGTCAACATGGAGTTTCCAAACATTACCATGACTGTCTATCCGGTGCCAACTAAGGTACTTGAATGGCATATCATTTCTGTTCAAGAAATGGATCAGCCTGCATCTTTATCAACTGTTATTTATATGCCACCAGGCTATTTAAGAGCTTTTAGATATAACTTAGCGTGTGAAATTGCACCTGAGTTTGGGGTTGAGCCACCACCGACTGTCGCACGCATTGCAATGACATCGAAGCGTGACTTAAAACGTCAAAACAATCCTGACGATATTATGGCGTTACCATACAGTATTGTTGGCACACGTCAACGGTTTAATATCTTTGCTGGTAACTATTAATGCTTACGCCCATATTAGGACAATCCTACGTCGCGCGATCAGTTAATGCTGCCGACAGTAGGATGGTCAACTTATTCCCAGAAGCCGTGCCGGAAGGTGGACTAACAGGTGGATTTCTTAACCGAACACCTGGGCTTCTTAACTTAGCCACGATTGGTACAGGCCCTATTCGTGGGCTATGGACTCATCAAACTAATGGCAATGATGCGTATGTTGCATCTGGTAGCGAGTTCTATAAGATTTTGCCAGATTACACGGCTACTAAGTTAGGCAACATTACAGGCACAGGCCCTGTTTCGATTGCCGATAATGGCACGCAAATCGCCATCGCTTGTGACCCCGACTTGTTTATCTATAACGAAACAGCTAACACTTTTGTTCAGGCTACTACACCAGCAGGCGCAAGCACCATTTCTTACATTGATGGGTACTTTGTTTACAATCAACCCAACTCGCAAATCCTTTGGGTTACCAATATTTTTGATGGCATGATTACCGACCCATTAGCGTTTGCCGCTGCCGAAAGTTCACCAGACAATGTGGTAGCAGTTGTAACTAATAACCGTGAAACATGGGTGTTTGGCACAGGCACTATTGAGGTTTGGTATGACGCTGCAACTGTACCATTTCCATTAGCACCGATTCAAGGTGCGTATAACGAGATTGGTTGTATTGCTAAGTCATCTATTTGCAAGTTAGACAATAGTTTGTTTTGGCTCGGTGCTGATCCAAGGGGTTATGGAATCATTTATCGTAATCAAGGCTACACAGGCAAACGCATTTCAACCCACGCCGTAGAATATGCTATTCAAGGCTACGGCGACGTTTCTGATGCAAGGGCGTACACTTACCAACAAGAAGGTCATGCGTTTTATGTAATATCATTCCCAACTGCGGGTAAGACATGGGTTTACGATGTATCGACAGGCGCATGGCATGAACGTGCAGGATGGTCAAATGGAGACTTTACACGTCACAGATCACAATGCCAGATGACCTTCAACAATAAAATTATTGTAGGCGATTATGAAAACGGCAACATTTACGCATTGGATTTAGATACTTATCAAGATAATGGCGATATACAAAAATGGTTACGCTCATGGCGCCCCATCCCTGAGAATACAAATACGCTAGTTCGTACCGCACAACATGGATTACAGTTACTTTGTGAGTCTGGTGCTGGGCTTAACGCGGGGCAAGGTAGTGATCCTCAAGTCATGTTGCGTTGGTCAGATGATGGTGGGCATACGTGGTCTAGCGAACATTGGACACAGATGGGTAAAATTGGTCAATATGGCTATCGAGCATTTTGGCGTCGGCTTGGCATGACACTCAAGTTACGCGATCGTGTCTATGAAATATCTGGCACAGACCCAATAAAGCTAGTTATTACGGGCGCCAATTTATTAGTGAGTGCAACAGGTAAATAATGGCTAATCCCGACATCACCAAAATCCCCGCGCCTAGGACACCATTCCTAGACAAAGAATCTGGCGATATTACGCCTGCTTGGTATCGGTTTTTATATAATCTATTTACGACAACTGGCAGCGGTACTGGCGCTGGAATTAGCACGGCTAACGGTGGTACAGGCCAAACAAGTTACACCGATGGTCAACTGCTGATTGGCAATAGCACCGATAATAGTTTAAATAAAAACACTTTAGGTACCGGCACCGGAATTAGTGTAACTAATGGGCATGGCACCATTCAGATTAATAACACCGGCGTTACTTCGGCGGTAGCAGGTTCTGGCATAGCTGTTAGTGGTGGTACTGGCGCAGTAACAATTACCAATAACGGTGTTATATCTATTATTGCTGGCACAGGAATTACTAAATCAGGCACTACCAATGTAACTGTTAATAACGATGGTGTACTAACCTTTAGTGGTGGCACAACAGGGTTAACGCCAAACACGCCTACTAAAGGTGCTATCGTACTAGCTGGCACACTTGCGGTAGCCAACGGCGGTACAGGTGCAACAGACGCAGCAACCGCAAGAACTAATTTAGGATTAGGTAGTGGGCTTTCAGTAACAATTAACACCGCTAAATTAACTTCTTTAGGCGCCAACGGTAGCATGACATTTACCAATGGCATTTTAACCGCACAAACACAGGCGACATAATATGATTAATACTTTACTTCAGCTTTTAAAATCTCGCACAGTCTTATTTGCTTTACTGTTAGCGGTCTTATCAATTTTGCAAGGCTATGTTTTTCTATTGCATATTTCACCAGTACAACAAATGTTTGTTGGTATTGGTCTTAGTGTAATCGTGACCATCTTGCGTATTATCACCACACAACCTATTTCATCAAAATAGTATGAATATAACCATGACATTCGGCAAAGGGTTGTTGCCTAATGTACCCTTACGTCAAAGGGTAGAAAACTTGCAACATGAGATTTCTAAGCTACCACAATATGAACCTAAGACTACCCATACGTTCCATGCAGGGATGTATTGCCGTGAAGTATGGCGACCAGCAGGTGTTTTAGTGGTTGGTAAAGTTCACAAAAAAGAACATTTTTATTTAATCGTATCAGGTACAGTAGCAATTACTACAGATGATGGGGTACAATTAGTTACTGGCCCACATTTGTTGTGTAGTACGCCTGGTACAAAACGTGCTGTGTATGCAGAAACAGACGCTTTATGTATGACTTTTCATGTTGTAGATGCTAAAACAATTGAAGATGCTGAAGCTGAATTAGTTGAAACAGATGCAAACGATATGTACACTATTGGTAATACTATTAAAGATCAACAGATAGAGGTAACACTATGACTTTTTGGGTAGCAGGAGCCGTTGTAGGCAGCGCCGTAATCGGTGGGTTAGCGTCTAACAAGGCGGCTAGTACCCAAGCACAAGCAGCGCAACAAGCAACGCAAGTTCAACAAGACGCATTAGGTCGTCAGATTGAATTAAACAAACCATTCTATGACGTTGGTGTAAACGCTACCAATAAATTGGCTAGTCAAACACCTTACACACCTGATGCGTTTAATTACTCTGCCGACCCAGGCTATGCGTTTCGATTTAACGAAGGCATGAAAGGCTTGAACGCGTCAGCCGCAGCTAGAGGTGGTTTAATCTCTGGCAACGCATTACGTGCTGCAACCAACTATGGTCAAGAAGCAGGATCACAAGAATATCAAAACGCATACAATCGTTATTTAACTGGTAACGCGCAAAAGTTACAAGCATACAACACTAATACTGGTGTGTTACAAAACCTAGCAAGTATGGGGCAAGGATCGGCAAATAACCAAGCCGCAGCTGCTGGGGCTTTTGGTAACTCAGCTGCCGGAAATATTATCGGTGCAGGTAATGCAAATGCTGCCGGTACAGTAGGTGGCGCTAACGCAATAACAAGCGGGTTAGGAACTTATTTAAACTACAATCAAAATCAGAATATGTTAAATGCGTTTAACAATCGAAATATGTCTTCATACGCTAATCAATACGGCAACAGTAATATATATGGCGGCGGTGGTGGCGGGGTTATTCCTTCAACTGTTGACCCTTTCATAGGATAAACATGGCAAATATTGACACCAACATTGCATTAGGAGTTAAACCACTCCAAGTAGAAAATCCAATGAATCAGTATGCGGCGTTGTCGCAGATTCAAAACGCGCAGAATCAAAATATGGCTGCGCAGAATCAAAACGCATTGGCGCAATATCAATTGTCGGCGGCTAAACGTGGGGATGAAAAAGTAAATTTTCTTAACCAATCTTTTGCAAAAAATACTGACCCAACAACAGGTAAGATTAATTACGCAGGTGTGTATAGCGACGCGGCAAAAGGTGGTTTTGGTTCTGACCTTCCTAATTTAGTAAAAGCACAACAAGAAGAACAAAAACAAGCTGGGGCAATTGAAAAGCAAAATATTGAAGTAGAAGGGCTTAAATTTGAGCAAAAAATAAAAAAAATGAACAAAGCCGTTACTGACATTATTAATTTAAATACCCCGCAAGAAGCAATTGCGGGGGTTGAAAGACATTTAGCTAATGGTGACATTGATCAAGTAAAAGCAGACCAACTTAAACAATCTATTGCGCGAGAACCTGATTTT